GCGAGCCATAGCTTGGCTGCGGTGTGCGAGGTGAATGAATAGCCGCAATGGTAACTCTCTTCGTCTCGTGCTGGCCCTATCGGTAGCCCTTTGAGTACCGGACCACGATAGCTATTCGGATGCGCATTAAACCTCGCCTCTAGTCCGATAGCGTTGCGATAGTCGTGACAAGCTAATGGCTTATCGTTTTTGAATACTGTTTCGAGCCTGTTCATGGTGTTCGTCCCTTTGGGATTGATACTCTAAGCACACCGCAGGCCACCACGATTGAGCAATGGCCTGCTATTTGCTTAGTCTAGCCTATCGTTGGCAGAGACAATACGAGAATGATAGGCGACCGATACGAACGAACGTAAGGCCACCTTGTTTGGTGATGCGGTAGCCAAATGGCAACGGCATGGGCCTGGTTATGATGTAGGCAAACCTTTGGAACATAGTCATATCGGTATCCTCTAACCATTCAACCACACAACAAAACCATGATTTGAGGAGCGGGTCTAGTCACGTCTTCGTGATGTAACCCTATTGATATACAACACATATATTCTCTCGATTATTCAGGGAGTTAGGGTCATATCCACTTGGCTATATCGCCTATGCAACTCGGGTTGCACTCGCGGTTTCCGAGCGTCAAGATTGGAGTAGCATATACACTTTCCATAATATAGATTATGCGAACCCGAAAGGCCGGCCCAGGGGGGTTGAGCCCACCGCCCACGCCCGGAATCACCCCTCCTAAATTACGCTACAAAATTTAATTGGTAGGGAGATTAAATATATGTTGACAAATCGCCCTTTATATGATATACTATCTATCTTCTAAGAAGATACTTAAGAGGCCCCTTAGTATACCTTTACAATAGATTCTCTCTCTTCTACCTATATTCTTAGGTTGGAAACCCACGGTTTCTGCATTATTCTCTTGACATTTCCCTCGAAGTATGGTATAATATTACATAGAATCGAGAGAGGTCTCGTTCTACGAGAGAACTCATTGTAAAGAATTCACAACAATAACAAGGACCTAACAATAATGGCCTCCACTTACACAGTCCCCACAGGCAGCGCTACCACCCAGGTAATCACCCGATCTGGCAACCTTATGGCGATAGTTGTTAATAAACCTGTTAACTCAACTACGATTAAATTGATAGACGGCACGTCCGGAACAACCGCTAATATGGGCACGATCACCCACACTTCTACCGCCCCCAACCCCTATGTTATCCAATACGGACCCAGGGGCATGAGATTCAAAACAGGTCTACGTGTAGTACTTTCAGGTGCTGACGACGTAACCCTGATTTGGGAGTAACCCGATGGCGGTAATCACTTCCTCAGTTAAGCGAGTCAGTAACTCCTTCACTCGTCCCTCGGACACCACAGCCTACGCTAGTGGTGACCTCGTAGCCAACTCAACCACAGCGGTTAGCGTTATCCCCATAGCCCTCTCAGTAGGACGTGGGGGTTTCCGTATCCCAATGGTTAGGCTTGAGAAGAACAACAACACCACGAGTAACGCCACCTTCCGTATCCACTTCTTCGAGAACACTCCCACAGTCTCCAACGGGGACAATGGAGCCCTTCTCGTCAACCTAGCAGGGTACGTAGGTTACGTAGACCTACCCACCATGGTAGCAGCCAGCAACGGAGCCTACACGGTATCCGATAGCGCTGGAGCTAGCATGTTCAACGGAACCACTAGCGATGGCCTATACGGCTACGCTAGCTCCACCTACATCTACGCCCTGATAGAAGCTAGGGCAGCCTACACCCCCACAAGTGGTGGTATCCTTACCCTTACCGCTAACGTAGAGAAGTTTTAAGTTTTGATTACCAATGAACCAAACCTTACGCCTGATGAGAAGAAAGAACTTGCTCTTTCGGATTTGGTTAAGTTCATTGAGATAGTTCACCCCCACCGAGTACTAGGCCGAGTGCACAAAGACCTTATCGCCTGGTGGACTCGTAAAGGGGGTAAGTCCCACCAACTTGTTCTGTTACCGCGAGATCACGGTAAGAGCGCCATGGTTGCTTATCGAGTTGTTTGGGAATTGACGAAGGACCCCACACTGCGTGTGCTATACATCTCGTCCACTCAGAACCTAGCCGTCAAACAGCTTAAGTTCATCAAAGATATATTCGAGTCCGACACCTATCGTACTCTATGGCCGGAGATGGTAAACAAGTATGAAAGTGACAGAGAGAAGTGGACGGAGTCTGAGATCAGCCTTGACCACCCTCGTCGTAAAGAAGAATCTGTCCGTGACCCTTCTATCTTCACGGCTGGCCTTACTACTGGTATTACTGGTCTACACTGCGATATCGCTGTCCTTGATGATGTGGTTGTAGATGACAACGCCTACACTGAAGATGGAAGAAACAAGGTTAGATCACAAGCTAGCTATCTGGCCTCCATTGGTGGCACTGACTCTCGCCTTTGGGCTGTGGGTACTCGCTATCATCCTAACGATCTCTACAAAGATATGATCGAGGCGATGGTAGAACATTTCAACGCCAAAGGGGAACCTCTAGACGAGGAGCCCCTTTATGAGTTTTATGAGCGTACAGTAGAATCCGCTGGTGATGGCAGTGGCCATTTCCTCTGGCCTCGTATGCAACGTAAGGATGGTAAGTGGTTCGGCTTCGACAGAGGCATCCTGTCCAAGAAGAAAGCTCAATACCACGACAGCACAAGGTTTAGGGCTCAGTACTATAACGATCCCAACGACATTAGCAACTCGGCCATTAGACCCGAGATGTTCCAATACTACAACCGAGAATACCTAACACAGTCTCTTGGTAAGTGGTATTTCAAACAAGACAGACTTAACGTCTTCGCCTCGATAGACTTCGCCTACACAGTTAAGAAGGGAAGTGACTATACGTGTATCACGGTAGTCGGCGTAGATCAGAAACACAACTATTACGTACTCGATATCGAGAGATTCAAGACAGAACTAATTGGAGAATATTATGAGAAACTTCTCAGACTCTACACTAAGTGGGGATTTAAAAAGGTTAGAGCGGAAGTTACAGCGGCTCAGTCCGTTATTGTCAACGATCTTAAACAGAATTACATTAGAGCCAACGGAATTGCCCTTACTGTTGAAGAATTCAGACCAAACAGCCGTAGTGGAAATAAGCAAGAGCGCATCTTTGCTACTCTCCAACCTAAATACAGCAATCGACAAGTCTGGCACTTCGCCGGAGGAAACTGTGAAATCCTAGAGGAAGAGTTGGTATTAGACAACCCTCCTCACGATGACGTTAAGGATAGCTTGGCAGCGTGCATAGCATTCTGCATTCCTCCCACAGGACATCAGCAAGCTCTCTCTCCTCGTAAATACGATAATCCGTCTCAGTTATTTCACTCTAGATTTGGTGGTATTGGTTAAATGTTTTTTACTCTTTATCTTACTGTTAAGCTCCTTACAGGTAGTACTCAAGAAGTTGACCTTAAGCTAGCAGTACCTTCATACCGTGCGTGTATGGCAGACCAAGTGGATATTGCTAAGTACATTGGCGAGCATCCTAACGTAACTATTGTTAAGTGGCACTGTAGCCCAGTCGGATTGGAAGCAAACCTCTAACACGATAGAGTGAAGTTTTTTTCAAAATTAAGGAAGTAAAAACTTGGTAGGTAAAGTTCTAGTAGTCGATGATATAGTAGTACCTGATCAACAGGCGGTCATGATTAGCCGTCAGTATATCGAATGGGATAACTACCGTCAGCCAGCTGTACAGAACTGGAAGGAAACTTCACAGTATGTATATGCAACAGATACTACTCGTACCTCCAATTCTAAGCTCCCCTGGTCAAACAAAACTACTATCCCCAAGTTGTGTCAGATCAGAGACAATCTTTACGCTAACTACATGGCTTCCATGTTCCCGAAGCGTAAGTGGTTAATCTGGGAAGGCTCTACTCAGGATGACGAGACGGCGGAGAAGATTAGCTCTATCGAGTCGTATATGTCCTGGGTTATTGATCGTAACGAATTCTATGACGAGATGTCCAAGCTAGTCTTGGACTATATCGATTATGGTAATTGCTTTGGTATCGCCGAGTGGTTGGATAAGTCGATGACCAGTTCAGATGGTAAGGATCAAGTCGGTTATGTTGGACCTAGCATACGTCGTATATCTCCTCTTGATCTCGTTTTCAACCCTACTGCTCCTTCATTTGATACTGCTCCAAAGATTGTCCGTTCATTCGTGTCCATTGGCGATGTTGAGCAAATGCTTGCGACGCCTAGCGCGGAAGAGAACGAAAAGAAAGACGCACAAGAACTCCTAGAGTATATGAAGAACATTCGCTCGCAGTTCTCTGGCTGGTCCGGTACTGTGCAGGCTAAAGACGATATTTACGACATCGCAGGTTATACGAACTTCCAGGCGTACCTAGGTTCAGGTATCTGTGAAGTTCTTACTTTTTATGGTGATCTTTACGACTACAATGATGGCAAGTTACAGCGTAACCGCATCATCAAGATTGTAGATCGTCACAAGATTATATCTAATATCGAGAACCCCAGCTACTTCGGCACAGCTCCCATATTCCATTGTGGTTGGCGTATCCGTCCTGATAGCTTGTGGGCTATGGGTCCCTTGGATAACTTGGTTGGTATGCAGTATCGTATCGACCATCTTGAGAACATGAAGGCTGACATTGTTGACCTCGTAACTTACCCTGTCCTTAAGATCAAGGGCTATGTTGAAGACTTCAACTGGGAGCCTATGGCTCGTATTTACGTTGGTGATGATGGTGATGTTGATATCGTAGCACCTCAGGTTGAGGTTCTTAAACTCAACACAGAAATACAAACTCTTCAGCAGACCATGGAAGAAATGGCTGGCGCACCTAAGGAAGCTATGGGTTTCCGTAGTCCTGGTGAAAAGACAGCTTACGAAGTACAACGAATGGAGAATGCAGCATCACGCATATTCCAGAGTCGTACTAATCAGTTTGAACGTGGTATGACCGAGAACCTTCTTAACGGATGCCTCGAACTGGCTCGGCGTAATATCAATAAGCAGACCATTCGGGTGTTCGATACAGAGTTCAAGATCGCAACATTCACCTCCCTTACTCCAGAAGACATCACAGGTAACGGTCGCCTTAGACCAATCGCTGCTAGACATTTCGCAGAACAAGCGCAGCTGGTCCAGAACCTTACCAGTTTCTATAGTAGCGCACTTGCCAGTGATCCGGATATTAAGATTCATTTCTCCTCCGTACAGTTGGCTAAACTATTTGAGCATCTCTTAGAGATCGAAGATTACAACATCGTGACCCCATATGTGAGGCTTAGTGAACAAGCAGACGCCCACCGTATCCAGAACGCAAGTGAAGCCCAAGTCCAGCAGGAAATACAAACCCCAGCCGGGACTACCCCAGGAGACTTCAGCCCAGGAAAGGCAATCTCGCCTGGGGCTCCATTGGGTCTCCCACCTGCATCCGGACAAAGTCCCAGCGTTCCGAACCCAGGTGCAGTCGCAGCTCAAGGGCTCGGTATTCGCTAGACTAAGGCAGATCATAGACCAAGAGATAGAACGCCTATCCAAACCTCAGAGTACTTATCAAGAGGGATGGGAATTCCAACAGGCCCACTACAACGGACAACTAGAAAGCCTAACGACCGTTAGGAAACTTATCAATGACGTAAGTCATTCAGATTAGCAAATCGGAGATATAAATTGACCAACTTACTCCAGGCCCTAGAACAGCCAGAGACCCCGGCCCCTACGGGTAATGTAGATTACGTAGCATGGGCTACAGAAAAGTTCAAGACCGCAGATGGTACCTTGGACGTAGCCGCCTTAGCAAGAGGTAAATGGGAGAGTGATACCACATTCGTTCCCCGCATTCTTACTGAATTGCAAGAGGCACGTAAAGAAGCTCAGACGAGAGCATCGCTAGAAGACTTCATAGAGGACTATAGGTCTCAGCGTCCGGCCCAGATTAATACTCCGGTAATCACCCCGGTGGAACCTCAGCCTAATACTTCGTCAATCACGCAGGCCGACATCGACAAGATTGTGGATGCTCGGTTATCTAGTAAACAACGCGAACAAGTTGCACAGAGTAACATCAAGACTGTTCAGGACACTCTTAGGCAAACCTACGGTGACCAGGCAGTACACAAAGTTAAGGCACGAGCAGAAGAGTTAGGTTTATCGTCTGATGACGTTACCGCTCTCGCTGCTAAGTCTCCCAAGGCTTTCCTTGACCTTGTTCTTGACAAAGCACCAGCAAGTCCTCCGGTAGCTCCGGGTACTTACATCCCACCCCGTACTAATGTTAATACGGTAACCCATATTAATACTAGCTCGGCGAAGAGTAAGAAACAGTGGAATGACGCTAGACGTACTATGAAAGCGTCTGAATACTGGACACCTGAAGTACAGAACCAGATACTTGCTGATATGGTTACCCTGGGTGATAAGTTCAACCATTAATGACGGTATCGAGATACAATAAAAGAAAATCTAAGTTGAAAGAATACTATCTTAACAACAAAGAAAACTTTTATTGGAATAATATTTTCTCAAAATACGGACTAACCAAAGAACAATATGAACAAATGCTCGCTGAGTAAAAGTTCTCTTGTAAAATCTGTGGGATTTCCGTCGAGGATTTAAAAAGAAATCTCGATGTTGATCATTGTCATTTAACAGGCAAAGTAAGAGGTCTTTTGTGCCATAAGTGCAATAAAGGACTCGGGTGTTTTGACGATAATCCCGAACTTATCTTACTAGCTCACAGATATATTAAGGAGACTTAAATTGGCAGGTTTTACCACAGGAATGGGTACTACCTTCACGAACGTCGATCGCGCGAATCTCTATAGTTCGCAGCTGAAAGACATTCTTGAAGATAACCTCATCGCCCTCCCGTTCGTTCGTATGCTTACGGACTTCCCGGATGGCGATACCTGGAACATCCCCTCGATTGGTCAGATGGAAGCATCTAACTACGCAGAAGATGAACCAGTTCGTTATACGCAGTTTGATACTGGTAACTTCACGTTCCAGATCACGGACTACAAGCAGAGCGGCACCTACATCACTGAGAAGTTCAAACAGGACTCTTATTGGGCAGGTCAGATCGAGTCGCAGTTCGTTCCTAAAATGGCCCGTGCTATTGGCAAGGTCATGGAAACGAATGTTCTCTCGCTCGGCCCGAATGGCCAGACGGCTACGAACTCCAACACGATCAATGGTGCTAAGCATCGTATGATCGCTACTGGTACTTCGAATACGTTGTCTGTTCAGGACTTTGCTAACGCTCGTTACGCTCTCGAAAAAGCTAACGTACCGTTGACTAACCTCGTCGCTATTGTTGACCCGTCGGTAGAGATGGCTCTTAGCCTTCAGCCGAACCTGATCAACTTCGTGAACCCCAACCCCGCGTGGGCTGATGTTATCACGACTGGTCTTGGTGATGGTATGCGTTTCTCGCGTAACATTATGGGCTTCGACGTGTACGTTTCCCAGAACCTGAAGCAGGGTATCAGCGAAACCATTGATGGCGTTGCCGCTACCAATGGCGTGGCTAACTTGTTCTTCTCGGCTGCCGGTGGTGATATGAACCCGTTCATTGGTTCACTTCGTCAGGCACCGAAGGTAGACATCGACTATAACAAAGATCGTCAGCGTACCGAGTACGTTACGACCTGCCGTTATGGCTTCGCTCTCTATCGTCCGGAGAACATGTTTGTCGCCATTAGCGATAACTCTCAGGTTTACGCTTAAGGAGATAATGTAACATGACTCTCTATAAAAACGCAGATAACCTGCATGTCAAGTTCGGCATTCAGGAAGCTACGCTCATCACGGGTGGAGCTTTCAACATGGGTGGTACGCCACTTAATGTTGTAGAACTTAAGGTCTTGGGTACGGCCGTTGCCTCAGCTGGTGGCGTTGCTGGTATCCCTGGCCGCGCTGATGGTGTGATGGGTGTTCTCGTCCCCAAGGGCGCAATGGTTACGAAAGTCGAACTCTTCGCTGAAGCGGCTGTTACGTCTAGTGGTGGTACTGCTACCCTCGACATCGGCCTCATCAAGAAGGACGACACGGAACTTGACTATAACGGCCTTGTTGCTGCTCTTGATGTTGATAGTGCTACGGATGGTACCGGCCTCGGTACGATTGGTAATACGATCACCCTCACGCAGGGAACGACAAGCAATGGCGTCCTCTTGGGCACCATTCTCACGGATGCTGGTTATCTCCAGCTGAACTACGGTACGGAAGCCCTTACGGGTGGCGTGATTGTAGTCCGTGTATCGTACTACCAACCGCACTCCACTGATGGAACGGTTGCCTAAATAACTTAATATCGAGATATACCTAGGGGGTGGAATGATCCCCTAGGTATGTTCCTTAAGGAGATTTCGATGGCTCAGACTAACAAAACTAAATACATTGACTTCGGTGGTCTCACGCTCATCGTCAATGGTATCAAAGTAGGAGCTACTAAACCAGGCCAGCTTGGCACGGATCTTAGTGGTACTGAACTTGGTGCTCTTGATGTGACAGCTGGGACCTTAACTGCTTCTAAGGCTATCGTCGTAGATGCATCCTCTAAAATTGATGCTCTAAAGATCGGTACCTTTAGTATCACTGGACCTGCTGGTGCTGCTGTAGCGGCTGGCACGACCTCAGGGTCTGCTGGTACCACGGGCGGCGTTGCAGCCCCCAAGGTCCTAGTTGTGGACGTTAACGGTACTGCTTATTACATTCCCTTGTATTCGCAGAACACCTAAGGAATATCATGTCTAAGTTCTACCCCAACAAGTTAGCTTCGTTACAGAACGAGATTAGCGCTATTGCTAATATCAATGGTAATATGACGGCGATCCAGATCGCCTTAGATAATACCTTGTCTCGTGATGGTACGTCGCCTAACCAAATGGGTGCGGACTTAGACATGAATTCTAATCGCATCCTAAACCTTGTGGATGCAGTACAGAACCAAGAACCACTAACCCTAGGACAGGCTCAACCTCTCCTAGATGCTGTGGATGACTTGGATACAGCGGTAGCAAGTGCTCAGGCTAGTGCGGAGGCCAGTGAGGTTAGTGCTACAGCCAGTGCCTCTAGTGCTACTAATAGTTCTGCTAGTGCTACGGCGGCTGCCACCTCCGAGACTAATGCAGCTACCAGCGAAACTAATGCTGCTACTTCAGAGACCAATGCAGGTCTGTCAGAGGTTGCTGCTAGTAACTCAGCAGATGTGGCTAGTACCTCAGCTTCTAACGCATCTACTAGTGAAACTAACGCTGCTACCAGTGAAACGAATGCTGCTGCTAGTGCTAGTGCCGCTAGTGATAGTGCTGATGATGCTGCGGCTAGTGCTGCCTCAATAGAAGGTGATGTAGATGCTGCTGCCGCTAGTGCTAGTGCGGCGGCTACCTCAGAAACTAACGCGGGTGTCAGTGAAACTAATGCTGCTACATCAGAAACTAATGCAGCCACCAGTGAGACCAATGCTGCCTCATCGGCTAGTACTGCTACCACGCAGGCTGGTATCGCAACTACTCAAGCAGGTATAGCTACTACTCAGGCCGGTAATGCATCTATTAGTGCCAGCGCTGCTTCTACATCAGAGACTAACGCAGCCACTAGTGAGACTAATGCTGCTACATCTGAGACCAATGCTGCTACGTCAGAGACTAATGCTGGTGTTAGCGAAACTAACGCAGCCGCCTCAGCGAGTGCAGCAGCTACAGCCTTAGATACCTTCGATGATATATACTTAGGAGCTAAGGCTTCTAACCCTGCTCTTGATAATGATGGCAATGCTCTCCAAACCGGAGCCCTTTACTGGAACACAGCTAATAGCGAACTTCGTATCTATGATGGTGCGCTATGGAATGCTGTAAGTGCTGGTGGTGGCGGTAGTGGTGAGCTTGTAGATGATACCAGTCCTCAGCTTGGTGGTGACCTAGACCTCAACGGTCATGTCATTACCGGACTACAGATTGGAACTGATGTTCAGGCATACGACGCAGACCTCACTACATGGGCTGGTCTAACTCCCTCAGCTAACTTCCAGACGATGGTTCCGCATACCTTCGCTCAAATGAGGACTGACTTAGGTTTAGTTATTGGAACTAACGTACAAGCATTCGATAGCGATCTCACTACATGGTCTGGTATCACACCAGGCACAGGTGTTGGTACATTCCTCGCGACCCCCACCTCAGCTAATCTTAAGACAGCTGTTACTGACGAGACTGGCAGCGGCGCATTGGTGTTTGCTACTTCCCCTGCACTCACCACACCTACTGGTATAGTTAAGGGTGACGTAGGTTTAGGGAATGTAGACAACACAAGCGACACGACTAAGAACTCAGCTAGTGCTACGCTGACTAACAAAACCATGGCGTATGGTGGTAATACCTTTACAGGTTTCCCTACATTCAAGATTAATATACAAACCTTTACATCCTCCGGTACTTACACACCAACTAGCGGTATGGTTAACTGCAAGGTTAAGCTTGTAGGTGGTGGTGGTGGCAGTGGCGGTGCGGATGGTGTAGGTGAGGGCACGTCCAATGACGGTATCGTATCATCGGGTGGTAGTGGCGCTGAGTATGCAGAAGGCCTGTTTACTGCTTCTGATATTGGTGCTTCGAAAGCCGTAACCATCGGTGCCGCCGGTAGTGCCGGCAATAACACAGGCGGTGCTGGTGGTAATGGCGGCACATCAAGTTTAGGTTCATTAATTACGGCGCTAGGTGGTAATGGCGGTGGTGGCAGTGGTTCAAACAACACGGGTGGCTCTATCGGCCGTGGTGGCGAGGGTGGTGGTGTTGGCAGTTCAGGAACTGGT